TTGGCTTGCGTCAAGAACAGAAACGTAAGCCATGCGTCTTGCGTCGCATCAAAGCAAAGGCACAAGCCGCAAGCCAACATCGATGGAATAATGGTTGTGTAATTGCGATGCCAATAAGAGCCATTCAAGAATGCGTATTGATCGCTGTGATGCAACTGATTTGGCCCACCGATGAGCATTCCAAAAATCGGCGTGTCTTGGTCGAGATACGAATCTTCCCACCAATGAAAAACACCGGCGATGAAGTCCGCTGCCAAGAACGATAGGATTACGAACAGGATCCACTCGATCACTTGTTGCAACCTCCGAGCAATTTCCCTATCTCGGTTTGTAACGCCTCAATCTTGGCCCAAAGTTTTTCGCGATCTGATCGACACTCCTGCAGATCGCTGCGAGTAGTTTTCTTTTCTTCAACAAACAAGCGAAACAAGATTCCGACCGCTGTGCTTAACGCTGCGACCATGCCCGAGCCGATGATGTAAACCAAGCTTTCCTGAGTCACTTTACCAACCCTTTCGCCTGCTCAAATGTCAAGTAACCAACGTGATCTTTGCGATCCGATCCCTTGGAGACCTCAAACCGTGGCGTTACCGGAAACGGATGATCCTCAACAATACCGACTTGCCATCCAGCATCCAAGAACTTTTGCATTTCGCATCGCTTCCATCGTTCGCATGGTGGGCAATTCTTGGAGACAAAAACAAGCACCTCGACCTTCGATAACTTGTCCGATGGGCTTGGTATCGGCTTAGGATCTTCGATCTTTTTTTCCAATTGATCGATTTTCTTTTTGGCTTGATAAAGATCGTAAGATATTTTAAGTCGCTCAATCAAGTCGCTCGATGGGATGTCGCATTGAGTTGGATCGGGCTTCGGACTCGATCCAAAGAACCAACTGAAAACACAAAGACCAATCACGGCAAACATCCCTTTTTCTCCGTTGCTAAGGTTCATCCTAACGGCCTCGATTGCATCCAAGATACTTTGCGTGGCCCAGGCGTTGAAAGATCCGACACGCCGACAATCGATGTCCATTGATGCCTGCAAAGAGCATCAATCACCGATGGGGCGATCTCAGTCCAAGAATCGTTGTGACTGTTGAGCCTCCAAATGTAGTTGCGGTTCTTACTGTCTTTGCGTTTGCTGTAGCCTAGCCATGCCGTAGCATGACCGCCACCGCGACCAAAACTGACCGACTCCAAAACACCGTTGCGACTATAAAACGAGTCGTTCCAAAGTGTTCCGGTGTGAACCGCACCAACGCCGCTAGCCAGGTACCGAAAGATGGCATCATACGAATCGAGCCAAGTGTGGGAGCCGATCCTATACGGAAAAGCCTTCATCCGCATATCGTCGGTTATGAGCGTCCGAGCGTTGTTGGGATATGGCGTTGAGTAAGGCAAATCCTTTTCGGGAAGCATCCCGATTGTCGTTGCGACCTTGAGCCCCGCTTCGATGGTCGATCCTGCATCGCGACCCAATAGACCTTGGCTCTGTCGTTGTGACTCAAGGTAAGCAAACAACTGCGACAACTGTCGCTCAGCACTAAACGAGCCATGCACCAACGCCCAAACATACTCGCAAGCATTAGTAAGCGAAAAGCCCTGGCAAGATCCCATGTTGCCTTGCTTGTCATGCCGCATCAATGGACGCGGATCGATTTCCTCGGGTGCCGCAAAGTCTCGCATCGTGAAAGCAATTTCGGTCGAGCCTGCCTTGATCGCGTCTCGATTCTCGATGGTTGGATCGTATCCTGTGAACTCAAAATCACTCATTACCACGCCCCCGCTATTTCACGATTGATCTTCGCAATCTCGCTTTCCTTACCCGCGAATGACGCAGGCAAATCGAGCTTGTCAATCGCCTCATAGACTCGATCAAGAGCCTCACGCTGTTTGGCCCCTGCGTTATCCGCGATGAACTTCGTCCATTGCTCTTGATCCTTGATTTCGCCCGATTCGATCTTGCTGGCCGCTTCCAAGAAAGCCTGCTTGTAGGCTGATCGGATGGATGGCAATGTCTGAGACACGACCGACTTGAGCTCCTTTGCCTGTGGCTTGTCCGGTTGCTGATTCCGCAACATCGCAAAGACTGCCAACGCTGCGACAATCCAAGGCACCCAATTCTCTTTTTTCTTTTCGTCAGCCATCATCCATCCTTGTTAGTTGCCCGTCTCGCTCCGACTAACCCGCTTGTAAGGATTGAAGGTTAGTAGGTAGTCGTTGCGATCTGGGCTTAGTCGTTATCGTCGTCGTCGCCTTCGTCGCAGGGAACAGACCCGTCGCTCGCCTCACCAAACAGCACAGCAACAGATGGAACCGTCATCGCATCCGATTCACTGATTGAGGACAAGAAACCGTTCTCTTTAGCCCATATGTAAAGCCGGATCGCCATCTGGACAAGCATAATGATCGTCATCGGATCGAGTCCGTAAGTCTTGTAATGCGACCGGACTGACTGCTTAAACGCTCGTCGCTCGCCGCCGACCTGATTGTAAATCGAGACCATCTTGTCTCGATCCCAAGCGTGATTGACTCGCTCAAACAAACGAGCCGTTATGCCGTCAGTATATTCGCTCACTTGGTCACCTCCGGCTTTGGATCAACTGGCCTGATCGATTCGCCTACAACCCACGCCCCAACGGCGTAAACCAGGATCTGTATTTGATCCTCAGTCAAGGGAACCTTGTCCTTAAGGACGACGACAGCAACGGCTGCCAGCGATACCCAGAACCGTTTGGACTTAAAAAGACTTTCCATGTTTTCTACTCCTTTCCGGCATTTTAGGCTTGACCGCCGCAAATTGCAAGCAACGGCCCTGAAAAGAATTTCAAACGATGATTTCTTTGGTGATAGCTACGCTTACGCCTGGGTTCATCCCGTCAAACGCAAACATTTTCTTGACTGTCAAGCAAACCACCTGGCTATCGTCCGCATAGGCGATTTTATTAAGCGCGTCCAAAATTGACTTTCCAAGATTATCGCTATCGGGCTTGCTAGGCTTCCACTCCATCTTGCTCGATCTTTTTTTGCTGTGGCTTTTTGGCCTAGGAAAAATGCACATGATCGTCAACCCAACCGGCCCTTCATGCATCTTCCCTCCGGCTTGCTTGAAGGCCAACTGAACAGCCTCCTTGAATGCATGAATCGGATGGTCGCTTTTTATGTAAGGCTTGCAAATAAACCTACCGCCTGACTTGATTACCCTGAAATTGTGCCGTGGTTGCGCCACCGGCTCGCCTGGGATGAAAATTTTCACTTTGCTTCCTCGACCTTCTCAAAAGTAATCGATCCATCTTTTGCGACCGAAACCACCTTGCACAAGTGGCCTTCGATCCGAACCAACTGACCTGGTCTAAAAACGCTGTGAGGTTCCCATTTGAACTCAACAGCAATTTCGGCGTTCTTGATCTTGTTGATGTCGAAACTCGCTGCGTTTAGACCTGGCATTTGAACGAAATGATTTTGCACCTCATCAATGTCAAAAGTCATGCCGCTAAAACTGATCGTTGGCTTGCTCATTCTTCACCTGCCTTTTCCGCACATGCCTTGCACAACGCCAAGCCGTCGGGAATGCAAATCACAGCACAACCGCAGTGAGTGCATTGAGACAGGTCGAATCCTGACCTAGCTAGTAACAGATCAAAACTTATGGAATAATTCTTGGTGGATTCAAGCAGTTGCTGAGACAGGCTTGCACAATGCTTCAGCGCAATCTCCAACGCCGCGACCGTTCGATCGCCAACCTTCTTGCGGACTTGCTCTAGCTCATCGCGACGGGGAACAACCTGAGTCCATCCGTTTGCTCCGAGCGGTAATTCCGCTGGCAAGTACACGCCGTAGATCGGCCCTTTGTTTTGTAGGCTCACTTCGACTCCTCCTCTTGGATTTGCTCAAGCTTCGCAATCGCGATCCTGTAAGCCATCTTCTGGCCAAGCTGATAGTTCCACGCTTTCCACTCTGATCGCTTCTTGTGTTGATCCATTTTTTGAGTTGAGTGTTCCACAAGCTTTTCAAAGTATTCGATCAATTCTTTGATTTTCACTTCAATTC